TACTGCCAATAGGTTAAGCAGACAATCCAGGATGGTGGACTTAGGGAGTTTTTCTGCTTTCTGCCCTAACTTGTTGAACGCCCAAATGGACTATTGGCAATGACTTGGTTAAAATTCCAATGCTGGCATTGCTATGAGCGTTTAAGGGGTTTGCTCGATTTCCTCTTGGGGTCGTTTTTTTCAATGCCAGCACCTTGACTAAATTCCCCATTTTGTGATAATTGAGCCTGTTAGCTAACATTTATCCTAGGAGTTACCCATGCGTGATCTACCCATTGAATCGAAAAAAGAACGTGAAATGAAGGGCAAGTCTGGTATCAAAGACCCAGGCCACTTGCAAAATGCCGCTGATTACGTTCATGGTTGCCGCATTGGTGACCGTAATCACTTTGAGCCGCCAGAAGGCCCTGTGAAAGAGCCTACCCTGACCAACGGCATCCCCATGTTGCCCCAAAGCAACATCAGCTCTGGTCGTAAATAATGGCTACCAAAGCTCCCATGAAGCCTGCCAAAAAGGTAGAAGTAATCTCCATGCCTGTAAGGGATATGGACGAAGAAAAGAAGTGGCGGGCTGAGGCAGACTTGCGAACTTTGAAAGAAGCTCGTGAGATCGAATCCAATCGTTCACGCATGGCTGCGGCTAAGCGTTGTGCTGACGAGCAAATGAAAGCTCTGTCAAAAATTAAGACAATGAGGAAATAATCATGGCTAGTAATGCTTTAGGCGTAGCTTATGAAGATCAAAACCTGATCGGCTCAAAAATCGTTGCTGTGGATAACTACACTGGTCAGCTTGGCTACCGTGTTGGCAGTTCAGTTCCTAGCGTTACTCAAGCAACCAGCAAAACCACTGGTGTTACCTTGAATAACGCTATGGGCAAAATTGTGATGAACAATGCTGCTCTGGCTGCTTCTGCTGCTATTAAATTCACTGTGACTAACTCCTTGGTAACAACAGGTGATGTGCCTGTGGTTGCTATCGCCTCGGGCGGGACTTCTGGTTCTTACTCGATTGATTGCAGCGCAGTTGCTAACGGTTCGTTTGATGTGACCTTGCAAAACATCTCTGGCGGCTCGCTGTCCGAGGCTGTTGTTGTTAGCTTTGCTCTGATTCAAGCTGTTGCTTAATATGGGCAATTCCAAAGCTATTGGCGTAGCCTATTCTGACCAGAATATCAATGGCGCTGACTTTGTGTCGGCTGTCAATGTATATGCAACTGGTGAGCTTGGCTATGCAGCAGGGAATTATTCAGCAGTCACGCAGACAAACAACAAGAACACAGCGGTAACGATCAATACTCCATCGGGGTCGATTACTACCGCTAATAGCCAGCTAGCACCTTCTGCTCAGGCTGTTTTTGTTGTTAACTGCACTTCTGTAAGCACTAAAGATAACGTCATCATTAGCCCTGCTTCTGGCGGCACTGTTGGCGCTTACAATATCTTTGTGGCGGCAATTGCTAACGGTCAATTTACGATTGTTATCAAGAACTCAACTAACAATGCGTATTCTGAAGCAATCCAGATCAATTACGCAATTTTGCACACGCAGAGCTAATCATGCCTTTGAAAAAATCGACAAGCAAAAAGGCGTTTTCTGAAAATGTGAAAGCCGAACTGAAAGCAGGGAAACCTTTAAAGCAATCAGTCGCTATCGCATACTCGGAAAAACGTGAAGCTGAAAAAAAATCCCCTAAATCGAAAGCAAAAAAATGAGCATCAAAATCGTTCTTGAGCATACTATCGAAGAAGTAGAACACTTGTTCAAAGCATTGGAAAGCCATGCAAAGGCCCACAATGCGTTAATGGCAAGCGTTAAGCAACAAGCTGAGGCCCAATTGGGTACTGCTGCTCCTGCGCCTGCTGTTGAGCCTACTGAGCCGCCTCCCGCAGCTTAATTGATTTACTGCTGTGGAAATAGTCCTCAGAAGCGTAGAGGATTTAATTCCTTACGTTAATAATTCGAGAAAACATTCTGACGAACAAGTTGCCCAGATAGCGGCAAGCATTAAAGAGTTCGGTTGGACTAACCCTATCCTAGTGGATGGGGACAAAGGCATCATTGCCGGACATGGGCGGCTAATGGCTGCTCGCAAGCTGAAAATGAAGGAAGTGCCAACTATTGAGTTGAAGCACCTGACCGACACTCAGCGTAAAGCTCTAATTATTGCTGACAACAAGCTGGCGCTGAACGCCGATTGGGACAATGAATTGCTGACCATTGAGCTTAATGAGCTATTGGCTGATGGGTTTGCTTTAGATTTGCTTGGCTTTAGTGTGGATGAAATTCAAGCCTTGCTTGAGCCGGAAGTGGTGGAAGGGCTGACAGATGAGGATGCTGTTCCCGACATTCCTGATGAGCCTAAGACCAAGATGGGCGACATTTACCAACTTGGCAACCACCGCCTAATGTGTGGAGACTCCACAAGCATTGACGCTGTGGATAAGTTGATGGAAGGCCAAAAGGCTGACATGGTTTTTACCGACCCGCCTTATGAAGTTGACTATAAAGGCATTAACAATGATTCAAGAGATGGTTTAGAAGATTTATTAAGAGCCGCTTTTAGTAATTATTTGGCATCTTCTAAGTCTGGGGCATCAATCTATTGCTTTCATTCAGATAGATGTGCTGATGTGTTTCACAGAATTTTTAGAGAGTTCTTTCACTTTAGTTCAATGATTATTTGGGCTAAGAATAGTTTGACACTCAGCCAAACTGACTATCAAAGCCAGCATGAACCTTGTCTTTATGGCTGGATGGACAATGGCAAACACAGTTGGTATTCAGATAGGAAACAAACTTCTGTTTGGCGCTTTGATAAAGAAAGAGTAGTTGGCCACACTACACCAAAACCTGTTGGCTTAGTTGAACGAGCAATTAACAATTCAAGCAAAGGCGGCGATTCAATTATTGATTTGTTTGGTGGTTCTGGAAGCACATTGATTGCCTGTGAAAAGACTAATCGTCATGCTAGGCTTATGGAATTAGACCCTAAATATTGCGATGTAATTGTCAAAAGGTGGGAAGATTTCACGGGTAGAAAAGCGGAATTGCTAAGTGCTTGATTTATTTAAGTTTTCTTGTAAACTCAGCTCAACATTTCCAGAATATAAAAATGCTTGAACATCAACCGACCGAAAAGACCAAAGCAACGGTGCAACAGTCATCGGGGTTAGGCTTACCTCAAGAACAGATTGCTGCATTGATTGGTATATCGCCTAAGACGCTCACAAAGCATTACCCGATTGAGTTGGCTCTTGGTAAGGCAATGGCATCAGCTCAAGTTGCCAAGTCGCTTTTTAACAAAGCAACGCAAGGCGACACGACTGCTGCAATTTGGTGGACTAAGACACAGATGGGATGGTCTGAAAAGACGCAACATGAAATCACTGGCGCTAATTCTGGCCCTCTCGTTATTAGTCTGAATAACTTAGACGAATCAGCGTGAAGCTCCATGCAAAACAAATCGAGGCTCAAAAGCTACTGAGCAGCGATGTTACCTATGCCATGCTATTTGGCGGGTCAAGGTCAGGTAAGACATTCCTGCTGGTGCGCCAGATCATCTTGAGGGCATTGAAGGCTCCAGGCTCACGGCATACCATTCTGCGATTCAGGTTTAACCATGTGGTGAACTCAATTGTTTACGACACCTTTCCTAAGGTGATGAAGCTGGCCTTCCTTGGTGTGGAATACAAGCTCGATAAAACGCACTGGTATGTCAAGTTTCAGAATGAATCTGAGATTTGGTTTGGCGGCTTGGATGATAAAGACCGCACTGAAAAGATTTTGGGCATGGAGTTCGCTACTATTTACTTGAACGAATCCAGCCAGATATCATGGGGGCCAGTTGGGATTGCCATAACTCGTTTAGCTCAAAAGGTTAATCAAGTCATTGAGGGCAAAGAGCCTACATTGCTCAAGCCTCGGATGTATTTTGACTGTAACCCACCAAATAAGAATCACTGGACGTATCAGCTATTCATTCTCAGGCGTGACCCAGATACAAAGATTAACTTGGCTAACCCTGAGAATTACGGCTATTTTCAGATTAACCCAAGGGACAATCAGGAAAACTTATCAGACGGTTATCTTGACACATTAGAGAATTTGAGCGCAAGATTGCGTAGACGGTTCTTGGAAGGCGAATTTACAGACGCTAACCCTAACCAGCTATTCCCTGATGAGGCTATTGATAGATGGAGGGCTGACAATGGTGACCTGCCTGATTTTGTTCGTGTTGTTGTTGGTGTTGACCCGTCTGGAGCAGGGGATAGCGATAACGCTGATAACGATGCAATTGGTATCGTGGTTGGCGCTCTTGGCGTTGACGGTAACGCTTATTTATTAGAAGACTGCACTGTAAAGGCTGGCCCTGCAACGTGGGGCAATGTCGCTGTGTCAGCTTATGACCGACATAAAGCCGATGTGCTGGTTGCTGAAACCAATTATGGCGGTGCAATGGTTGAAGGCGTTATTCAGGCTTCACGGTCTAAAACAAACTTTAAAGCTGTTTCGGCAAGCCGTGGCAAAGTAATTCGGGCTGAACCGTTTGCATCTTTATACGAGGCGGGTAAAATTAGACACGCAGGTCGATTTGTTGAACTTGAAGACGAATTAAGCGGATTTTCTACGATTGGATTCACTGGAAGTCGCTCTCCAAACCGAGCAGACGCTTGGATTTGGGTTTTAACTGAGCTTTTTCCTGGAATGTTGCGTCAAAAAGTAGAAAAAAAGAAGTTAGAGACAAAACGACCCCAAAACTGGAATAACTCCCGAGCAGGGTATTGGATGTAAATATGGCTGATAAAGATTCTGACGTAGTAGCAAGAGCGCAACGCAACTTTAAGGCTTGCCTTGATTGGGAGCAGGACACTAAGCAGCGTTTTCGTGAGGACATTCGCTTCTTATACGCTGATTCAGACAACCAAGATCAATGGGAGCCAGCGGTAAAAGCTCGTAGACGGTTGAATACTCAGCCGATGATTACGATCAATAAGACGCACACGCACTGGCTGCACGTTGTCAATCAATTGAAGGCCAACAAACCAAGCGTGACCATTCACCCGACAGGCAACGAGGCAACTTATGAGGCCGCTGAAGTCTTTGAGGGCATTGTTAGGCATATTGAATACATCTCAAACGCTAAAGTCGCTTACGACATTGCTGCTGAAACTCAGGTCGGCGGCGGTATTGGCTACTGGACTGTTTCGACCGCTTATGCCAATGACGAATCATTCGATCAGGAAATCTTTATTAAGGAAGTGCCTGACCCAATGAGCGTTTACCTTGACCCGCATATCAAGAAGCGTGATGGGTCTGATGCTAAGTTTGGCTTTATCTATGAGGATATGCCTCTGGAAGAATTTAAGCAACGCTTTCCCAATACGCTGATTCCTATGGTTAGCCCTCAAGGTAATCAATCTTGGGTGACTAAGGACGTTGTTCGGCTTGCTACCTACTACGAGCTGGAGATGAAGAAAGAATGGCTCTATGCCCTGACTGATGCTGATGGAGGCACTAAGTTTGTCAAGCAGTCAGACATGAGCAAGGAAGAAGTCAAGATGCTCAATGAAGCTATCCGCATGGGTGCTGACATTGACCGCCGCCGTATTGACAAGCGGGTTATCTATAAATACCTGATTGGCGGCAATGAAGTGCTTGAAAAGGGTGTTTGGGCTGGCAAATATATTCCTATTGTGCGTGTCCCAGGCGAGGAAGTTGTCATTGAAGGCAAGCTAGACCGTAAGGGTCTGGTTCGCTACATGAAAGACGCTCAACGAGCCTACAACTACAACGCCTCTGCTGCTCTGGAATACGGTGCGCTCCAATCTAAGTCGCCTTACCTTGCCCCTGTGGAGGCTATTGAGGGCTTAGAAAACTATTGGGCAACGGCTAACACCGAGAATCACGCCTATCTGCCTTACAACCATGCGGATGAATCGGGCAATCCTGTGCCAGCGCCAGCTAGAGCGCCTGCTCCTATGTCGGCTCCTGTCTATCAGGAAGGCATGATGACCGCTGCTCAAGAGTTGATGATGACCTCGGGGCAGTATGACCAGACTTTTGGCGCTCAAAGCCAAGA